ACTTAAAGTAATAGATACACAATTTAGATATTTTAAATTTCCTGCTCGAACTACGGTTATAGAAGAAGAAGCTGTTGATTTAGATTTTGATTTAGATTTACAAGATCCGGTGTATGCAAGATATCGTCCAAGCGAAAACAGACGAATTATAGAACATACAGATTATTCATTTATTTTAATAGATGAAATACAAGACGGATTGCCTCAACAATCGCCAAATACATACACAATTTCAAAAAACATTAAAAATTCGGGCGTTGATCTTCGTTTTAGAATTAAATTGCAACATCGATATGATGCACCGCCTGGATATGGTACTGCTTTTTTCTCTATAATTAAAATAAGTGAACAAGGTTTAGATAGAGCATATCAAACATTTGAAAATACCTCAACTGTTGGTAATTTAGAAACAGTACCGGGGTCAATCTTTCAATATGAAGTTCAAGATTTACAAGTCGACATTGTTATTCCTAATTCAGAATTTGAAATTGGAGATAGATTCGGCATCGGAGCAAAAGCTGGACAAAATAATGATACGCAATTTCACACAATAAATGCATTACAGTCATATTGGGTTATTACAGATGCAAATAAAAATGTAGATCTTTGGAATCAGGAGATAAATGCTTAATCAATATAAAAATATTACAGATATTAAATCTACTACAAAATCAATATCTGCAGAACGTATTGATCGTACTAAGCTAGATGTTGTAACATATTCAACCCAACAACCAATATTTTTTAATACCGATATCGTTAATTCTGCAGACGATTCTAGATTAGAATTTCATGTATATGTCGAAGATTCATGGATTACTGGAAATCACAAAATTCAGTTGCAGCGAAAAGTACCGCAATATATTGATAAAACCACAAAGCGCCCAATTTCAATTATTAATCCGATTGCAATTGATATTTTTTCTGAATTTAATAAGTTAAAATTAACATCGGGAAATTTTAGATTTGCTATCAATTTCTTTAAAAATTTAATTGGTAGTTATGAGCGGCAACATTTACGTATTGACGAAATTTCTCCAGATCGAACTGAAATTAGATTGCGTGCTATTGATGATGAAGATCCAGAATTTCTACAGCAAATTACTAATTATATACAAACTGTAGATCAAACAGGTTCTGAAATATATAAAACATATCTATTAAATTTTAGTAGGAATCAATGCGTATTATTTGTTAATAGCGTTGTAATTGGAGAATATCTATACGTTAAACTCTATGAACCGTTGCCGCAAGATATCGCAGTAGACTTTAAATGTTGGGTCGTAGAAGAACAAAAACCTACATATATTGACACTGTTAATATTGCATCAAAAGGTTCATTACGTACATATAAATCATTAGCTAAACCTAATTGGCAAGCAAATGCAATTTTTAATACATCAACTGAAACGGATTTAAAAACGTGGAATGATTTATTAGGTTCTGCAACACAAACTTCACAGCAATTAGTTGATACGTATTTTTCTGGAAGTTTATCTGGAATAAAATTAAATATTGATTATTCAGATTTTAATAACTTTATATTTTATAGCTCTGCTACAGAACGTTTACAAAATTTTAAATATAAATTAGAATTATTAGAATATTATACAAGCCAAAGTTTATTTGTTTCATCATTATCAGGAAGTATATCTACAACTAATGCACAAGATTTTACTATATTAAAAAATAATTTAATCGGCGGATTTGATAATTTTGAAAAATATCTTTACTATGAATCTTCTTCAAAATTAACTACGTATGATATTCCAAAAGAAACATTTAATGTTGTTGAATTAACTGGTAGTTACATTCAACCAGCGCCAAAGTTAACTAGTACAAAACCATATGCATTATCATCAGTATCTAGTTCTATATTTAAAACATGGTATAATAATTTATTTACTAGTGCATCATTATACGATAGTTTAAATATTAATGCACTAATTTATACACTGCCTGAATTTATTATATCTGATGTGTCGAATGCTAATTTTGTAACATTTGTACATATGTTAGGACATCATTATGACATATTATATACATATATACATCATGCATCGCTAATTCATAAACGTGAAGAAAATCCTAAGTTAGGTATGCCTAATGAATTGTTATATTCTGTAGCAAAACAATTTGGATGGACGTTAACAAACGGAAAGCAAAATCAAGAATTATGGGAGTATGTATTAGGCACTAACGAATTAGGTACGCCATTAACTGGATCTATTAGTGTCGGCGATCCTGCAGTTTCGGGACAAGATACAACTTATGCAGTATGGCGCCGGATTGTTAATAATTTACCATTACTATTAAAGACAAAAGGAACTAAACGAAGTATTCAAGCATTATTATCATGTTATGGAATACCGCAATCGTTAATTAGTATCAATGAATATGGCGGTCCTAGATTAGATAGGGCTCCAATATATGAAAAATATAATTTTAATTATGCATTAGATTTAAGTTCTAGTGCAGCAGGAACTGTTACAGTAAATTATTCGCAATCTATCAATACTGTAGAATTAAGATTCCGCCCAGATAACGTTATTACTAATCCTACAATTCCAACTACAATGAATTTATTTAATGTAGGGTCAAATTCCGTAACAATGGAATTTAACAGTGGTAATAAAGGTGTAATGAAAATTAATGGCACTGGTTCTAGTTTGATTGAATTATATGCAGATGAGTGGTTAACTACCATGTTAAAAACAAATGGTACTAATTTAGATTTAATTACTAAAAAATCTAAATACGGCAAAATTGTTGCTGCGGTTTCTGCATCTGCAACTGCAAGTTTTGCAGGATCGGCATCAATAGTTTTAGGAAGTACTTCTGCGGGTGCTAGTAGATTTGTCGGACAATTGCAAGAATTACGTATATGGTCATCATCGTTAAATGAATCCGTATTTAATAATCACGTAAAGGCCCCTAGTGCATATAATGCAAACCTAGATGCATATAATGAATTAATATTCAGAATGCCGCTCAATGAAAATATCAATCACGCATTAACAAGTAGTTTAGCGGGAGTTCAACCTAAATCTTCAACTATTTCTGCATCATTTGCGAGTTGGTCAATTAATACTCCTTATGATTCATATGAAGAAACGCAATATTATGATGCGCCATCTTTAGGAGCGGGAACATTTGATGATAATAAAATTCGTATTGAACAAAATGAATTAGTTGGCGGATTAGATTTAAAAACTAGAGCAGAAAGAAGTCAATTTGATAAAGCTCCATTAGATAGCAAAAAATTAGGTGTATATTTTTCTCCACAATCGATGATTGATGAAGATATTATTGCACAACTAGGTTTTATAAATTTAGATCAATATATTGGAGATCCAGGCGAAACGGATTCAAAATCATACCCAAAGTTAATTCAAGCTGCACAAACTTATTGGAAAAAATACTCAAATAAAAATGATATTAATTCTTATATTTCTATGTTTACATTGTTTGATTTGTCATTCTTTCGACAATTAGAACAATTATTACCTGCACGTGCGCAAAAATTAACAGGAATACTTGTACAACCAAATGTATTAGAACGTAGTAAAGATAAAATTTTACCAACGGTTAATAGATTTGATAGTAGCTACAATTCATTAATAGAAAATTCAGCTGTTACTGCATCAGGAGAATATGTACAATATATAGGAGAAATTGATGCAAAAGTATTAACGCTTACTGCAGAAGATGACGATCAATGGCAAATGTATTTAACGGCATCTACTTCGGAAAAATATGATGGCGTACCGTATTCGCATGAATATTTAATTAAATCTGGAAGTACATATATAACAGCTTCAACACCGTATTGGCTGAGTGAACCTTTAATGCCAACCTATACTAGTAGTGTGTTATCAGAATTGCGATATATGTCATCAAGTGTCATTCCAATTACTAGTTCTGGTCCAATTGGTTCATATGGGTCAGGTACATATGGTGCTTCTAGTTATGGAATTAACGTTGAACGTAAATTTACTGGTAGTTTTGCAGAATTTCAAGATTATTTACCACAAGGTATTGATAATCAAAGATATTCTGGTGCTAAAATGACTTCACCCGATTTTAATATCAATTCAACGCAAACAATTGATGGCGGCCCGGTTGTTGAATTTAAAACGGCAAATCCAAATCAATTGATTTATCAAAATCAAGATAATGCACAAGGAAGTTTTAGATTAGTTTAACCATAAAAACTACAACGCGTATATTTATATAAAATAAGGTAAAAACATATGGGATACTTAGATAATTCAAGCGTTACAGTTGACGCAATTTTAACGTTAAAAGGACGAGAACTTTTAGCAAAAGGCGGAAATGCTTTTAATATTACACAATTTGCAGTAGGGGATGATGAAATTGATTATTCATTATGGAATCCAGATCATCCACTAGGAACTGCGTATTATGGTACTATTATCGAAAATATGCCAATCGTAGAAGCAGTCGCTGATGAAACTCAAGCATTGAAATATAAATTAGTTACATTGCCAAAACAAACAACTAATATACCAGTTGTTAGAGTAGGAAATACCGCAATTACATTAGCAGCGCCAGGCGATTCTACGGTTATTGCTCCTAATACAAGCAACTTTAGAGGAGGCAATGCAACTTTAGGTTATACGGCAATTTTATCAGATTCAAGTGTAGCTGATATTCAGGTAACTAGAGCATTGCAAAATTCAGTACTTCCAACTACTCCTAGATTTATTGGAGATAATGAAGATGCACAAAGCATTGCAGTTGCAGGATTTGAATTCCGAGTTGTTGCTAAAACTCAATTAATTGAAACTAAAACTGCAACTATAACAGTAATTGCAAATGAAACTGGTGGTAGTGTAACTATTAATTTAACTGTTAACCGAGCAACTACCGCAACAATATAAATGGAAAATAATATGAAAATGAATGAATTCATTACACGATTAAAACAACAACCTAGAATTGGTGTCGTACCTCGACGGCCGCCCTCGCTTGCCGCAACACAAACGATCCAGCAATTACAAAATGAAAATCAGGTACTAACAACTGCAAATAATGGAGTAAATGATCAAGTACGGCAATTAGCACAACAGCTGGCAAATCAAATTGTAGCTGAACAAAATCAAACTCAAATATTGGCTCGTAACGGAAGAACGTATACAAAGTTTGATGCAGTTAATGATATTGTTGCAAATCAAATTGAAACGGTTACTGCAGGAATGTGGAGTGATAACTTAGCAAGTTTAACTACATATTTTACAGCATCAACTCAAACTACAACACAACGTCGTTATTATGTAGATGTTTATCAAGATACACCAACGGCTGACGGAGCAGCAGTACAGTTTTCTTTAGCATTTGGTCATGCATTGGGTAGCGGATCTGATTCGCAAGGTCAACTTAATGATTCTCCAAGTAAAGCAGTTTATTCGCAATATCGACAACTTTTATTATCACCAACCGATACACGTTTTACAACAGCTGGATCTGGTAGTACAGATTATATATACGTTGTTAATTTTAAACGCAACAGAATGAAAGAGCGTTTAGATGCAGGTAATTTTGAGATTCCATTAGTTGCAATTTCTTCTAGAGCAACAAATGCTACCGGGTCTGTAGTAACTGGCTCAGGAATTATTACGCTTATTGATGATTCTTCGTTAGCATCACCTAAAATTGGAGATTCTGGTAAAGTTTATAATATTGTTTCTGGATCTGTTAATTCAGGTGTTTATAATTCAACGGCGCCAGTATATTACGGATTAGCATATCCTGATTATGGCACGTTAATTTTAGACGGCAAAATGCTTGATCAAAAATTAGGATTTGCAACTAATACTGGTTCTAGTTCAGAAGGAAATAATCATTTTGTATTATATCATTCTATTTCTGGGTCTGCGTTATTTACAGATCCAACGACATCTGATCCATATGGATTTATTGCAAGAAATTCTGAAAAAATTACAAGCACTCATTATTTTGTGCGAATTAAAAATGCAGAATATAACTTTTCAAATAATCCTTCGTATGTAACCGGGAGTGTTGGACAATTGGCACAATCAACATTCATCGGCGATCCTAAAACGTATATTACAACGGTTGGATTATATAATGACAATCAAGAATTGCTAGCAGTAGCAAAACTTTCTAAACCATTATTGAAATCATTCCAACGAGAAGCTCTTATACGAGTTAAATTAGATTTCTAAAATCAACACTGATTTAAGCCCTGTTATATTTATATTAAATGTAGCAGGGTTTTTACTATATGGCACAATCAAAAATACAAGAACAAGAAGACGCATATAAAGGAATATTTCCATCGGTTTTTAAAAAAATTGACATATCCGATGTATCGATTATTCCATTTCCTGCTTATAAATTATGGAATATATATTCGGGAAGCTCTACCTCTAGTGCATTACCATTACATGCATTATATTCGGATGTTAATATTCTACCAGCTTTAGGAAGCGAATTAACATATAATGATGCTGCAAATATTAATGGTAGTTTACAAAGTGTTACGTATTTTTCTATAAATCATTTATATTATAAACATAAAAATGAACCTGCAAAGACATATGGTCCTACAAATTTGGTAAGAACTAAAAAGTCTTTATTTCAGTCAGCCTCTATATTGTCGATACCGTACGTACGTATCGGAGAAGGAATAAAACCGGCATCATTTTCGTTTACATCTTCCGTATCCGGATCATATTCTAGTGATCGATATGGTAATATTATAGATACTTCATTTAATTCAAATGATATTGTTCCAGGAGTTAAATGGTATGAAGGTTTTAATGAATATTTTGATACTTCTAGAATTACATATACATCAGCTGGTGTAACATATGTATCTGGAATTACAACATCTACTGGACAACAACGTGCATTAGGATTAGCTGCTTATTTCTCAGGATCAGGATATATTGAATCTCCATTAATGGGTTTATATGATCGAGATCATGATTATGCAATTTCATTTTTTATTAGCGGTGCAAATTCTACAACTAATAATCAGTTAATTGCAACAAAAGCATCACAATCAATAAGTCCTACATTTCCATTTCGAATTGAATTAAGTGGTAGTAATCAATTATTATTTACTATACAAGGTCATGATGCATTTAAATCTATTATAACATCATCGGCTATTGTTACATCAAGTTGGACACATGTACTTTGTCAAAAAACTGGCAGTACTATGCAAATGTATATTAACGGCACTTTGCAGTCTGCACAGTCTAGCATCTTATTAGGTGTATATAATTCTCCACTTACAGCATCATCTCGTATAGATAATTTAGATACGTTAAAAATTGGCGGTTTTAGCCCTAATACCTCAAATCTACAAGGGTATCTGGATGAAATAAGAATCTTTAATACCGCGTTATCCGGGTCGCAGATAAGTGCGTTATCTAACCGTAATGAGGGTGGCACGGCATTGCAAACTCAATATGTTGGAAATGTGTTTGGGAAACACGGCATTGTTGTATTTTCATCAGCCGATTATCGAATTAATGATTTATTAAAATCACCATTTACTGCATCATATAGAAGTACTGTTACTGTTAATGAATTAAATGTAGTAACAAAATTAGATGCAGGTGATTTTAATATGTCTACTAATGTAACATTAACAGCTGATGATGATTCGACCTATCGTTCATTTGTTTCTAGCAGTACGTTTTCTCCGTACGTCACAACTATTGGGTTATACAATGATGCAGGTCAATTATTAGCAATTGGTAAATTAGCACAACCGATACGCAAACGTAGTGATGTTGATATGAATTTTTTAATACGTCTAGATTTAGATGCAAATATTTTGCCTAAAGGATAATATGATACGATTAAAATCTTTAATGCGAGAAATGAGTGAAGATGATGTAAAACGCATCTTAGAAAAAATTCGTAAAAAACAATTTTCATTGTTTGGTCAAGGAGATAATGGCCGAGTCTATGAAATTGCAGGAGAAGATAAATTATTTAAAATAACAACAGAAACAGAAGAGTATCGCGTTGCAGAAACAATTGTAGGTCGAACCGCAGAATTTACAACATTTATTCCGGTATATTATGTTGATGGACGAAACATGTATATCATGGCAAAAGCATCGGAATTATCTAGTAACCAAAAAACGGCCATTAATCGGTTTATTATAAACTATAAAACGTATGCGCAAGATCAGGGTGGAGAAGTTTCTATTTTCGATTATTTAGATGCTGACGGAGGACGGGATGTAGATATGCAACTTGTTAATTTTTTACGAGCTTTGCAACGAGACATACAAAAAACAGGAATTGAAGATTTAGAATTAGATTTAGATTTTAAAACTGACAACGTTATGATTTGGAACAACAAATTAGTAATGATTGATTGGTAATTATAAAAAAGGATGCAAATGAGCAATCGAATAGAAGAGGCTATACGAAAAATATTATTTACCCGTAAACAACAAGATGTCTTGTTAGAACAAATCATTAAACAAGCATTGCTTGAAGGTAAAACTGTTGCAAAAATTAAGGATGCAACGCGGGCCGAACAACAAGAAGGTAAACAAGCGGGTGCTGTAGTAGTATATGCAGTTGTTATGCGTAATATATCGGAACAAAATATATCAAAAGGAGTACTTGCTGCAACTAATGCAGTCGGATTAAAAGATCCAAATAAAAGAGAATCAAAACAAATTGATATTGGGCCTAATAGCATATATGCTACAACTACAGGAGACTTCATAGAAGATCCGATAAATTCAGAACAATCCCAAGTACGAACTAGGGGAGAATATAAATACTTTGTTGGAAATATTAATAAAACTGGAAATCGTATACGATGCGTTGTATGGATTATACCAATGAAATTATGGCAACAATATGAACAACTTGTACTTACTGATGAGTACTATCAGACGGATCGCTCCTATTCAAATGCGATAGGTTCTGCAGCATTTGCAAATACTATCATAACTACGATGAAAAGTTGGATTAAACGATCTGAAAGTCGAGCTAACGACCCTTACTTAGATAGGAAATGGTATATCGAAAATAATGAAGGAGAACTAAAACCATTACCGCCAGAGTCTTGGTATAAATTTGCAGGCTTAACGCCGAATAAAGCAGTTGCTTTAGAAACGAGCTCAAATACAAACTCAGATCCGGCACCAGATAATGTAAATGTTCAAGATGACATTGTTGAAGTAACAGATCAACCAATTGGAAATTCGGGCGGCGTATTTACAGGCAAATATAATGCAACAAAACAAATTCCTATTAATGGCACATTTAAACAACGTAATACAACATTAATTGGTACTTTTTCGTATGATGCTACTTCTAACGATTGGTGGTTTAGTGAAGGAACATGGCAAACACCTGATCAAATACGAATTGGTAAATTTACTAAAAATGGAGTATTTACAGATGGAGAATATCAATTTACAAATCGAGAACCAGAACCTTCGATGCCAGATCTATCATATCGTGTATATCATGGTTTTAAAACAGCTGGTGACATAGATATAACGAATGATAAATCTAAATTATTTGCATATGATGCTAATAATAAATTAATATCATATTATGAAGGTACATTTAATTTAGATGGTAATCCTAAAAATGGTACTGTATATAATGATGATACTAAATCAACTACAATTGGCACTTTTACAAACGGAAAATACGCAGACGTTACTAAATGATAACATTAAAACAACTACTTACGGAACAAACTGCAGCTACATTATTTTGTAAAAAGCGAGTACTAGCATTGCCGGAGTTTTCTGCAAATAAATGGAAAGCAATTGGAATATGGGGAACCCGAAATATAGGTGGAACATCAACACCATCACAACATAATTATGGTAATGCTATTGATTGGCACGGTGCAAAAGGTATTGGCGATCCTGTTATGCAGCAATTAGCTGAT